CCTTGATTACTCAAACAAATATAGGGACAAAGATATCTGGAACGTAGTTCCCGACTATTTCAAGAAAATCCAGAAGCAGGTCGCTATGGTTGCGAGTACTCTCCACAACTTCCTGGAATCTACAAACATCGTCTTCGGGAAAGACGCGTTTGTACCTCAGAAGCTCTTCATCCAGGTTTTCAATCAACATTGTCAAGCGAACAACCTTGGCAAGCCCAAGTTCAATCAAGACTTCTACGCGGGTCCATTTAGTTCGAGGGATATCGAAGTTAGGGATGAAGTTGTGACATACAAGGGGCGCACATACCCGAGGCAACCTGTCATTTACGGGGTTGACGTGGTTGAGGAAAGTTTGGGCTTCACCGAGGATTACTAGAAAAAAATGCTACACAATAGTAATATGAGCCAACAGCTCAGAGAATTTGTCAAACAGTCTGGCGTGGAATTACGTCCAGCAAACAGTCCAAGTTCTGTTTCCACAACTGCGTCAAATAACGCATTGGTCAGAGAAATTGAAGCTGAGATGGCATTTCCACCTCGATTGGAAAAAAATATAATTAACAATGCAAATTATGGGGAGTTTGCGGAGTTTGTTCATATGAGTGATAGTAACAACAATAACAATAACAATATAATTGCCAACATCGAAACTCCATCACCACCCACATTTATCGTGAGTAAGTTAAATCCTGGTATGTTTAACGCGACTGTGAACAAGGATTTTAGTGCCGAAACTCGTATAAACATCAAAAAAATCCTTCTCAAAACACCACTCCCCAAAACACCAATCGGAGAGGGTCTTTATATAGATACAAAGGAGATTAATGGTATCTATGGGCGTTTTGTCACGGGGTTCTCGCACACAAAGGAGTATGGTAAAAAGGGTGATCTAAGTAAAAACTTTTTTACTGTTCAACTTAAAGTTGTTCTATCAAATGATATTGAATCCAAGGGTGCTACTGTAAACTTTTACAAGAATGGTAAAATTCGTTTTTCCGGTGGCTTTATAGGAACTAATATCGCAAATCAACCGGAACTTATTCGTAAGTTTATCGTTGATAATTACTCCGATCGAGAGGCATTTTTATATAACCCATTCCAATACAACAATCTCAGTGCAACGTTTGGTGTAAATGGTCCATTTGGATATATGGAAGCACTCCCAGAAAAGTTAATGAAACAGTACGGCGCCAGCTCCGCAAAGTATGATCCAGAACTTTCTCCATTCCTATATGTTACATATAATGGACACAGATACATCTTTGCAAAGAGTGGGAGTATACAGATTTCAGGTGCCTCGACACCATCGGATTTACTTGACGCTTACAATACTGGTGCTGGGCTTGTTAGAAAAATGTACGAATTTGGGGATGTTAAGGCTACCGGCAAAGCACCCTCTCGGTTGGTCAAGGGTAAAAGTGTTCGTGTACCCAAAAAGACGAAGTCCCCCAAAAGACGTAACAAAAAACAAACTTTGAGTACGAATCAACTCGCGGCTCTTAAAATTGACGGTAAACAATGCATGCGCATGGCAAAACCAGAACTTGTGGATCTCGCAAAGAAATTGGGTGTTTTGAATGTTTCCGCTTCCACAAAGAAACAGGAGATTTGTGACAAAATTAAGAAGATCTCGGGGGTGAAGAGTGCCACTTTCCGTAACACCCAAAAGAAGAAGATTGTTGCCCTCGTTGGATCGGGTAACAACTTCAAGGTTGGACGCGCTACTTGTACAGGATACAGCAAGACTGAACTTCTCCGAGTTGCCGGCATCCTCAAGATTAAACTTGATTCCAAAGAGACAAAGGCCACACTCTGTAAGAAGATTGAAAATGCGCGCAACGCCATGCTTGCCCCCAAACCTAAACCAAAGACACCACCACCTTCTCGTAAAGAAGTCGCTCAAAAGAAGAGAAATGTAAAGAAGGAACGGGTCATCAAAAAGAGAGGTCTCAATGAAAACTCAATCCGAAAGGATATTATAAAGCTCTATGGCAAACGATGGATGGATCGTTACAAGAATGTGATGCCTTCCCTCAATAATGATGTCAAAGAAATGAAAATGCGCCTCAATAGATTGAAGATGGGTAACAAACAGGGTATTCCATTTAAGAAAGATGTGGATCTTGTGAAGAAAAGGCTTGTAAATAGATGGAAGAATGACAGAGGACGCAACCTTGAAAAGAAGGTTATCATGAACCAAGTTAATGTTAAGGGTGTTCCCCAAAAGCTTGTCACTCAATACAGAAGTGCCGCGACAAACTTCATTATGACTAAGGGACCAACAGCGAAACAACTTGAGAACTACAAGAAAACTTGGATAAACTTAAGGAATAAGTCACAAAGATAATTAAATATGGGATCAATTGAAGAACAACTGATTGGACGCCTTGAATTGGGTAAGGAGAGATATGGCCACGGTGTGATTGTCAATTCCGATACTCGTGAATGGGGAACACCTGAAAACTCTTGGATCAACATGTGCCAAGAAGAGCTTTTAGATGCAGTGATATACATTGTGGCTGATTACATTAGAAAGGGGAGAGAAAGTGAAAAGTTGATGTGTGAACTTGAACTTGACTTCAAAGTTGATGAAAAGTTTGCTAATGCACCTGATCCAGTGAAACATCTATTGGAATTGCATGATGAAGATGATAACGCACTCATCATGCACATCGTGAAGAATTACAACAAAATTGAGAGCCCCAAGCATCACATGCTTGTGTGGAACCTTCTCAACATGTTACTTGTGTGTTCACAGTTTTAGCAATACAATGAGTATCCAAGAGATTTGAGACCATAACCTTCATCAGTTGCTGCAGTTCTCGCTGAGGCAACAGGTGTCTTTGCATTCCACTTTGCTATAACTTCGGCATCCGTTGTAGCTGTACACGCCTCTTCGGCACCCATACCACCTCCACCATAACCCGCGTACCCAGCATCATTAATTGCGTAACTACAGGTGTTACCACTCTTTGTAATATCAAACTGAACCATTTTACAGTGTTGATCCGTTTTGCGCATCGCGATGTATTTTTTCTCGGTAGGAGAAGAGGTTAAAGTGTGGAAAGTGTGTGACATACCAGCTGCGGTAGCTTCTTCACTGGAAATTGGAACTGAGGAATTGATCCAAGTACCCCACCAAGTAGCTTTTTCTGGTTTGAAATCGTCAATACTTGAGCATGTGAATGAACCCGTTTGGGAGTCGAAAGACTTATCACTTTCACAGGGAGGTGCTGCGGGTCCTGGTCCTGTGGACGAGAGGGTGTTATCATCACCACCCATCATGAGCATGGCTGCTGAACTAGAAGAACAACATGTCATCAAGCCAAGTAGACCAATTATGGCAACCTGGGACATCTTTTATATTACGTGTTAACATTTAATTTTCATATTCACAGTTTTAGTTGGTTCGGCTATTTGTTTGAGATGAATCGTGTGATACACGAAATTATAGCGTGGAAATAGATCCTTTATTAAATTAGAAACTGAAGTTCCCTCAACAACGTATGGAATCCCCGAACAAACCGAATTTCGTTCAATCTGGAGAAGACGATCCTCCAATTGCACGAACTTTTTCAAATCTTCCGCACTGACACCTTCTTTTCGCATGAGAAGGTACATCTCCTTAGACATACCATAACTTAAATGAAAATTTTTAGAACCGGCAATTTCATACGAATTTGTTGTTTTTTCATATATAAGGGCAAATGCCACAAGGGCGAGAAATACGTATCGTAACATCTTAATTATTACACAGGAATTAATTTGGACAAATCATTCACTTTATAAACTGTGTTGAAAAAGTCATTTAAATTTGAAACATTTTTGGGATCAATGATTTCAAATTCAATCTGATATGAACATTCTTCCTCAGAATCCATATCAACATTGTCACCCGACGAGATTGTCATATCTATACTTAAATTCTTACGGATGAAAGAGTGGCGTGTTTTAGTCCGCTTCCTGTCCATTTCATACTGTCCCCAGGTTGGTATTTCTCTTGAAATACTAAACCTCATATCAGTTGGCTCTCCAGTAAAATCTGTCTTTACGGCGTTTATTTTTTGAACCATGGTCTGTTCACCCGTCTCTTCATTCGCTGTGATGCGAATACCATTTTTATCATTGTAAAAAATATCACACGTTGAATTTTTTACATCTTCCCAACCACTATATTTTCTGAGACCTTCGAGTACTCGTTCGAAAACATCCTTACCAACATTTGTATCAAAAAACGTTCCGTTATATTTTCCTAGACGAATCTCAACTTCAATATGTTCTTCATCTTTGTGGCTCTCAAAGACGGGGAACACTTTGTCAACGATAGATTTGATGTCGTGCATTGTTGCTTACAATGTTAATGTGCGTCATCTTCTTAAGTGTTTTTTGTACAAAAAATGTAATGAAAGGTTTAAGAAACAACGGGAACACATGTTATTTTAACACATCGTTGCAATGTCTTTTGTCTATTCCCATCCTTTCAAATTATTTAATAGATAATCCGTATTCAGGAGAATGTGAATTTACAAAGTTATATTCACAACTGGTGAATGTATATTGGAATAAATCACAAAAAGGTTTCGTTAACGCACACCCACTTTTGTGTGCATTTCAAAAACATTTTCCACGGTTTGTGACTGGTGAACAACATGATGTACAGGAAGCATTTCTGTGCATCATAGATATTTTAGAAAGGGAAATACCAGAAATAAAACAGTGGTTCTACGGGAAAAAAGCCCAAGAAGTTATATGGCCGTCCGGAAAGACGCGTGTAGAAGAAGATTTTTGTGTACACATCGTAAACTCGGCGAGCAAGGACATGGGTGAAATGCTTAATAAAAGTACATCGTGGAATGTATTAGAAAATTTTGAAGATAATGATGGAAAAGTACATAACATCGCAACAACACGCATGGTATTTTCAAAACTTCCAAAAATTTTATTAATTTCGTTTGATACGAAGAGTTATTTCAAAGTGATCGAAAAATTACATTTGGATAACTTTGAATATAATTTGATCTCAAGTGCGATTCACGTGGGTGTCCAACATGATGGTCATTACGTTAGTTTTGTGAAACACAGGGGTTTATGGCATTACATAAATGACGAGTTTATTCGCGAACAACCTCTTCCTAATGAGGCTGGTCACTACGTTCTGGTCTACAATCTAAAAACTCCTTCATCTGGATATCCTCTCTAATATTTTTGATCGTGTTGTAAAATGTCCGTCTATTGTTGGGATGTGTTTTATCGCGGCGACGCTTTAGGGGTTTCCACCATAATGGACCATCTTCCCACGTTATATACATACACTCAACAATCGCACCATCTTCAAACCATGGTTCGTCCATGCGACTTATTGGAAATTCACTCTCATAAAATAGCTTACCTTTCTCTTGCACAAACAATTTCCACACGGGAACACCTGGTTTACCGACGCCATCAAAACTTCTACCCCTTTTCATCGAGAAGTCTACTGTGTTCTTTTCTCTAGGTTTCCACTTGAACATAGTTTCATGTGTTCCAAGGCGCATTGGTTCATTTACCGGTGTGAACACGAGACCATCAACTTTTTGTTCCACTTTGGGTAAGTACTCATACATGAATAACTCATAATCACACATTCTATGAAAAGTTTTCATTTTGAGACGATACTTATCAAATGTCATTTGAATAGTTGAGTTTATGAGATTGGTAGCAACCGCAAGTCTATCATATAAATTCATATGACCGACAGGTTCACCACTAATAAGAAGAGCGTCGTAAACAAATAATGCATTTTCATAAAGTTCCCCATCCATAATTGTACCCTCGTACGCCTTTTTGGGTAAATTTAATTGAACCGGAAGTACTTTGAATGCACGATTCACAAACACACATTTACGTTTGCCTTCGTATGTTAAAGCAACAAACATGTGCCTCTCGCCGTCCGTTTTCTCACAAACAACGTATTCATTGTTTTTGAGAACAGGGAAATGACTGTATTCGATAGACACAGGTTGAGGACCCGGGAAATAATCCCGACTTCCCCAAACCTTGTGAATATAATTTACGACGTATTCTTCGAAGGACATACCTTAAATAACAATTTAAACTTTAACTCGTTTTAACACCCGCTGCGTTCAAAATATTACTTACACATTCATGTGTGTAAGTCATCGTCAACTTAGATGCTGTAAACGCATATAACTTCACCCCCTTTTCTTTAAATTTTTCAAGAATTTTCGGGTGAATACTCCAATTTCCAGTTTTCTTATCTTTGATTGATTTAATGACACTTTTACAATTTGTAAACCAAACTCGCGCATCCGTGCTTACAACACTGTAGATGTCTTCAGAAATCTTCTTACCGACATCCGTGTCAAAGTGAAGACCCATTTGTTCAATTGGCTCGGTAGAATTTTCGTTTATTTTATCTCTGAAAAGATCCCAATCGACACCCTCTTTTACACCTGGGAAAACCATGCAACCAATATTTTCATGTGGTTGAAACATTTGATTGAGCGATCCATCGTCTAGACCGATACCAAAGTCAATAAATATGAGTCTGTCGTGTGTTTTCATATATTTTTCAACAACTTGTGCCTTTTTGTAAGGGTTGTCGTCAACAAAAACAATTTCGTTCTTGTAATTACTCTGCACGCACTTCATGTTTAATCGTAGAATTGCGTGTAGTGTTTTTACGTGACATGACTTAGATCGCGTAACGATGATTGTCGCTAGATTCATATGTTATTAAAAGTTTCTAAGCCTTAAGCCTTTCATTGAGACAACCAGAAAATGGCAAATTCCCCACGTGGCCGAGCGTTGTATTTATATCCGCCCATATTTTCCCGTCCATTTTTTGCCATCTTCGACAGAAGGCGTAATCTTCGGAAAGATATCTCTTGTTATCTGGATCTATCATACAATCAAAAACCGCATGGTAAAAATCAAAATCTCTGTTCTGGTGATCATTGCGGCAGTTTAATTCTGGATACTCCTTTTCCATGCGTTCAAATACTTCTCTCTTGATGCACATAAATCCAGTTGGACCATCTAAAATTTCTATAAAACCGTTGACGACCGGCCTATTTACAGCCCCAAAATTGATCACAAGACTTGAAGATAGCATGGACATGTTACGTTCATCACCACCCTTCACAGCATTCGCTGCCTGATCCCACATCACAACCTTTTTCGGATAGCATGCGACACTCACATCATGACCAGATCGTACGAGACGCAAAACCGCGTGTGGATCAAAGTGTACATCCGCATCAATGAACATAAAATAATCACAATCACTTTTTTGCATAAAACGTCCCACGGCAACATTTCGGGCGCGATGCACAAGTGATTCGTTTTCCGTGGTATCGATGTATAATTGAACATTCTCTTTCATTAAAAGAATTTGCAATTTTATTATACTCATTACATACTTATCTAAACAGAGACCTCCATAACATGGAGTTGCGAGGAATAACTTTGTCACCATTTACTTATAACAACCCTTTAACCTCTAAGTGCTTTTTTATAATGTTTTCTATTTTGTTTAGTGTTGGTACAGAGACCGAACATTTTTCACACACTTGCGCCTTTGTAATATTGGGACTAAGTACTATGAAAATAATTGCCGAAGCTACGCTGTTTGGTGTTTTACTCATAAGTTCTACACAGTCATCAGTTGATGAACACATTTTATTACAGTTGTACCGCTCTTCACGCGATACTTCAAATGAGTTGAGAAGTCTCTGCATGACATCATACGCTTTTGTTACGTAGTTTTTCTCGGTCACACCCATTATCGTGTCCTTAAATATTTGTGTTGTTCGACTAATGTCTTTGGATTGAATTCCAAACATGTCGGCAATCTCTCGCGTCGTCCGAGGGAACTTTGCGAGACGACACGCGTATAAAACACAGTTTGCTTTAATACCAAGTCTTACCGCTCCCCGGGTCAATTTCTCGTTGTTAAATTTACAGTATAGCATTTTTGCATCCTTAAGGACTGCGTCTGGTAATGTATCACATGCTTCATCGATATCTCGATACGCATGAAATAATGATCGATCTTTGTGGTTCATGGACATATGGAAATTAATTTTTGCCATCCGTTTGTTTTCGTACGTGGACGAACGTTGTGTGGAAATAATGGTACCCTTACCCCAGTTCTGTGAAAACAACTCGGGGTTTGCATTTGGATTTCCACATCTCGCGGGATCATTAACACGCCCGTCATCGGTGATCCCACTCGTCCACTCCGCACTGTCATCAACGAAGTTGTCTTCGATGAGACCACATTCTGAACAGGTAGGAAGACCTTCGGGTGAAATAAT